TTCTCGGTAGCTCTCCAAAGCTTAACAATATTTGGAGACTTAGCCCTCCACCGGTCAACCATTTCCTTAATTTCTGCATCTGTACCTAAATCTTCACCGCCTGGGATTTGCTTAACCGCACCAACGGATCCTTGATAGCCCAGTGCAAGCTCGGCTACCTTACCTTTTTGTCTCCACTCACTTCCTTTTGTAATCTCTTCCATAGGAATACCGAACATCATAGACGCCGAAGCTTCGTAGATTTTACCGTGGGAGTTGAAAACATCTAACCGCCAGGTCTCGTTTGCAAGCCAAGCTATAACGCGGGCTTCTATGGCTGAGAAATCCGATACTACAAAGGTTTTATCCTTTGGCGCCACAAAAGTAGTTCTTATGAGTTGAGATAACACATCCGGTACATTGTCGAAGAACATACTTATGACTTCGTAATCGCCTTCTTTGTATAGCGTTCTTGCAAGATGTAAATCCTTAATGTAATTTCTCGGTAAATTTTGCAACTGTACAATCCTTCCACTCCATCTGCCGGTACGGTTCGCCCCGTAGTGCTGGAAGAATCCTCTACCTCGACCATCTAACCCAACGCAATTAAGCATTGCTTGGTATTTCTTATTTGAGGTCTTACTGGCTTTTGTACGCAGTTCCAGAACTTTTTTAACAGCCTCGGACTCAGTTTCACTAATAAGAATTGGTATTATATCTTTCGCTAATGATTTTATCTCTTTTTCCATAGCGTTACTTAACCACTTCTTTAACTGAGCCGGACTGTTAGGGTTATCCACCCCTGTAATTCTTAGTATCTCACCGCCTAAAACTTCTTGGTTTTTATCTACTATCTCCAATGCCGTCTCTGCCATTGCGGTATCTATAGCTATCCCTCTGTCATTTATCTCTTGATCTAAGATGTAGATTTGACGTTCAAACTCTGGTATTTTATAAGGTTCAAGCCTATCTGTTATCTCGCGCTCCGCTACAACATCCATAGCGCAATACTCGATATACTGTTCCCATTTTTCAGGGTCGTGTTCGGGTAAATTACGTGTTCTGCCGCCATTTGTTTTAGTGGCTTTGCAAGGTATGGAGAAGTATCTGATAAGAGCTTTACCGGAAGCTAATTTACTTTTATCTCCTAATCCCATAGCATTTGATACTGCTTCTAAAGAAAAAGGGAACCCTGAGTATGCAGCTTTTACTGCTGAGCAATACCACTCTGAAATAGGTCTTTCGTAACCTATGCGCTTAAAAGCATTCCGCTCAAACGTGGCATTGTGCGCCCACTTCTCTATTTTAGGATCGTTGTAATATCCAAGGAAAAACTGGAACTTCTTATAATCTACTCCTTTATTATTTAACAGGGTCATATCTATACGGTGAACCGGACCGCCATTTAAAGCAAAGCATAATATCAAAATCTCGAAATCTTCTGAAGCCATATATTTGTAATGACCTGCCTTCCTTATATCTACCGAACTGTAGGTTTCTATATCATTGTGTAGTTTATCGGCCATAACTACTTAATTAAGCTTTTAAGTTCATCTACCTGCTTACGGTTCATCTTTTTTCGGTAATGCGTTAGGAGTTCTAAACTTGAGTTTATTGCCGTGTCACGCATATCCTTTACGTTTTTATAACCCTCGCTTGAAGCGTAAGTTACTCTACCATTATCGGCTCTGTGAGTTATTCTGTTTTGACCGCTGCGGTCTTTGTACTCTTTGGTATTTGGCATAATTGAAAAGTTTTAAATTTATTACTATTTGTGGAAGTGGTAGGGGTTGAACCTACATAGTCAGATATTTTTAAATCTATTATATTCTGAGCGTTTACCTATTCCGCCACACTTCCTTAAAATATAAGCGACCAATGTAGGTATTGGCCGCTTACTAGTAGGTTGGGGTGCCTACATTAAATCATCTCCGTCCTCTTCAACTCCGAAATCATCTTCGGCAGAAGATCCGCCTGATAGTCGTTCTCCTTCGTTGAAAGTCTGAAGGTTGTTAAGTCCTACGGCAACTCCTTTGTTACCATTCACGTTGAAGGGGTAAAAGTTAGCCGATATTCTTCCGTAGCATCCGCTGTAAATCTCCATCTGGTTCATTATGCGCTCACCTTCTTTGTTCAAAACACCCGGCTTAGTTTTACTTGAAGCGTTGAAGAACATAGCGCCTTCGTAAGCATCATCATCTTTCTCTTCATCACCATCACGAAGTGGAAGTTTTAATCCTTTGTCTGACTTCCAAGCGTACTTAGCTTTTCCTTCAGTAATTGCTGCTTCGATGGCAGCTTCTACTTTTTTAAGCGTAGCCTTATCCTTCTTGTCGATTATAAACGAACCTGAATACTTTGGATCCGCACCATCTACTATTGCTTTTGGTTCAAAAACATTTAGAAAACTGAATCTCACTCTTCCTGTTACTACTTTTGTACTTGACATAATTTTTAAATTTAAGATTAATTATTGAATTGCTAAACTAAGCAACTTTTTTAGATTGTAAAAATTTATTTGTAAAAATATTGAAACTTTATTTAATTACCAGTTTAGTTAAACCATTTAATTTCAGTGTTACCTTTGAATCCTTTTTCCCAAACAAACCAGCCATAAGCAACCGCACTGCCGCCACCTTTTCGCATACCTTCAAAATCAGCATTTTTAGCACAAAGTAATCTACTGCTTGTGACGTAAAGTGTTTTAGGTGGTGTGTTAACAAAAAGTGTTTTTCTCCCTTTGCTTTCAAGAAACTGCAATTTTACTTCCGTCTTTAGTTATTTTTAAAGAGTGTTCTACAAAGCTTTGTGCATATTTGTAAGGAGGGTTTGTAATTATATCGCCATCCCATTCTTCATAATCGAAAAAACTTTTCCTGTCCCCGTAACCTCTGGCAATTAAATCGCTACTGGTTACTTTTAATCCTTTATCAGTAAACACTTTGCTTAAATGGCCTTCCCCGCAAGCAGGTTCTAAAATGTTGTTGAAATTTTCTAATTCCAAGAGTAATTCAGCTGCTTTAGGGTCAGTTGCATAATAGTCGTGTTTCTCACGGTCTTTAGCTGTATGGTTACTTGCCCCTAAAGTTTTATAGATGCTGTTTCCATTTCCTATCCAATCTTTCATAATATTGTATTTTTATTTAATAGTTTCAGAACTTTCCTCGAAATCTTTAAATTTCTGCATAAACTCTTGCTTGCCCATATCTACAAAGGCTTCGGAAATATTCCTATACCCAAGATGTTTAGCGTATGCAAGGGTAGCCTGGAACGTATTAGGGGTGCGGTGGTTTTTATTAAACTTTGCTTCACTAACCCTTTCAGCCGTCCACTTATTTAGCAATTCATCGGGAGGTTTTATCTCGTATTTACGAAGGTAGCTTCCAACCCTGTGTTTAGGAACTGCTAACCTTTTGGCTAACTCCCTGTAGCTCATTTCTAACCTATTTTCAATTAAGAAAACCTTTTCTTCTGGTGTTAGCATATTATTTCTCTTTAAAATCTTCCTTAGCTTGTTCTATTCCCATCGCTGGTCTTTTATCGTTCTGGCTGGTTAAGGTAGGTTTGCCCTGTGGTTTATTGACAAAAGGGTTTAGTTTTTCCTTAAAATCAACTTTACCTAAAAGCTTTTCTATTTTGCCTATGCCTTCCAGGCTCATTTTAAGGTATTCTTCTTCTGTGAACCCTTCTTCTTTAAGTAATTCTTTGATCTTATCCTCGTCAGTCCACTTACGAATGCTTCTACCTTCTACTACTTTGTAGCCCGGCCAGGATTTCCCCTTAACTGCTTCATCGAGAACGTATTTCTCTACGGACTTAGCCCAATCGGTAAGCATAGGTATCTGCTTATAAACAGCCAGTATCTGCTTTTCAGTAAGTAGGTGTGCATCTTTAAAATCGTGCTGAGCCAATTTAATGTTCTCTTCTGCCAGAGTATCGCACATAGCTTTAACTTTGCACCACTTACACCACTCACCGGCGTGCTTCTTACCTTCACCTTTGTAGGCTTTCTTAGCTTTGGGTTTTACTTGCTTCTCGCCCCACTCTTCTAAGTCAGCTACTGAAATATCCCAGGCAGATATGTGGTCCAGTCTTGGCTGTACTACGGTTAACCGGACTGTGTGGATTTCGTAGGACAGATCAAACTCTCGCAATGCCCCCAAACCGTATAGCATAAGCTGTGGGTTGTTGTCAGCATCCACTTTAATACCTTTACCATACTTTAGATCCTGTACGTCCATAACACAGTCAGATATGATGGTAGCATCTCCGGTTCCAAAACCATTCTCTACTATGTGGGAAAAGTCAAACCGCTTCTCTATAATTAATTCGGCTCCTGGGGTAGTGCGTTGTGAAGATAGAAGTGTTTCCCATACGTAGGTCACATATTTATCCACCTCTTCTTCCATTTCGTCTGTGTAGAACTCGTTAGCTCTGAGCTTTATGAACTCCTGTTGAGCTACCTTATCATCTATCTCACCGTTTAGTAGGCGAAGCCTTACATCACCAAATTCGTGAGCTAAGGTTCCCTCTTTAGCGTAGGGGCTGTCTGGCTCTTTATTACCTTTGGATTCTAAGAATTTGTCTTCTAACCTTGCACTTGGCGTACAATTCATCCAGCGTGTAGCTCCGGATGCTGATAGTAAAGCGTGCTTCCTTGTGGAGTGGTTCGTTTTCTTAGCCATTACTTAAGACTTTTTAGAAATTCATAGTAATCTGCATAGTCCTCTTCCTTCAGTTTTGATACTGAGCCAGCCCCCAATTCGGTAAGCTTTTCCTTAATCGCGTCTCTATGGTCGTAAACTACCTCCTTCTGGATCCCTCTAATCTGCTCAACGGTTACACTCGATTTCTCAGCTTTAGATTCTTCCTTCTTTTCAGTTTTAGGTTCTTCCACCTTCTCGGTTTTAACTTCCTTCTTTTCAGCTTTAGGCTCCTCTTCCACCTTCTCCATTTTAGGAGTTTTCTTAGCTGCTTTTTTCTTAGCTGGTTTCTTAGGCTCTTCTTTGTCCGGTTCTACTTCAGAAGGTTTTTCCTCTTCGTCGAGCATTCCTAAATTACCGAGGGCATTTATAGCCCGTACGTAATTCCTTAAGGTTCGTTCCGTAGTTTCGTTAGTGATTTCAATTTTCAACTTACTCATCATTTTTAAATTTAAAAGTTAGTGGTGCGGACAGGAATCGAACCTGTAAACAGAATTTCTAAACTATACCCTACCGCTAGAAAGGTTCAGGTCCGGTTAACTGTTATCCCGATGCTTTGAGTTAAATAGCTCCTACTGATGCGCAGTTGCAGAAGCATCTCAATGTTTTAATATTGAACCCTTGCGGGGTTCGCAGCGTCTTCCATTTCCGCCACCGCACCGATGTTTTATAATCTTTCTTTGGATATTATGCCGTCTAAGGCTTTAAGGTAGTCGCTTAAGGTAGTGGTCTTGGCAGTTATAACATCTTCGTGGAATAAGGATCCCTTGTGGTATAACTTAGTAACGAACGTCTGCTTGGATAGCTCAGCCCTATACTCTTCGTTCTCGAATACATACGTAGGTCCTTTCGACTTAACAGTTTCCCAACCGCCTTCGTAAAGGTTAGAGACAGAAACCCGTGCTAAACTTGCCAGTCTTGAAACCTGGTCTGAGTTCAACAAGGCTTCCCCATCACAAATACGCTTTAAAGCCATTACCGGGAAGCTTACGTTTGGGAATAGTGATACGGCCACTTGCTTTTTATCTAAGCTGTATCTCGATATTACTTCTCTCACATCTAATTTTGACATCTTTTCTGTTTATTTATTCTGGGTGTAAATATACACTAAGTTTTAGATGTGCAAAAACATTTTAGAGTAATTTTAAAGAAAATATTTCTATTTAAGGTTTAAAACATTTAAGGTCAGATGGTTAAGAGCTTAAAATACTTTATAATCGGCAAATCAAAACACAATAAACAGAATTAAACAAGCTTTGTTTAACTGGCAGCCCTATCTATTAAAGGGCTAAGCTCAATTTTAAACACAATAACACAAAAAGGGGCTGCAACATATTATACTGGTAAATACTATAATTAATACTAATAATATACTATTATATACTCCATAGAACTTTACAGTAATATTCTGTTTCTTTGTTTTGATTCTTCGGAAGAGCTACTATATCAAGAGCTACCAGTTAAACAAAGCTTGTTTATTCTTGTTTATTTTGTTTTGATTTTTTAGGTTTCTGGATATAAAGGAGTAAACGGCATTTAAAAGATTTAGCTGAATTGTAGTATTTAATTTGCTACTTTAAAAAAAAGTTTTACCTTTGATACAGAAATAATTTAATAAAATGATTAATTATGGAAGATCCAAAAATGAAAACTAAAGTTAAACATAGCGAAAGTAAAAACGCTTGGAATGTTGTAGGAAATTCTCCTGGGGGCAAATATAAAATTGCAAGAGTGCCATACCTTAGTATTGAAGGTAGTGACCTGCTAACCAGAAAGGAAAAGCTCGAAGCTTTTAAGCACGCAGAATTTATAAGTTTTTGCTTCAACAACTCCAATTCGATATTAGAAAAGACGGACCTCAAAAATGGTTAATTATGACAGTCGAAGAAAATGAAGATAAGTGTTACCGATGTAAAGAAACAGAGTTTCAAGTAACGGAATTAATCGTTGAGGGGGATAAATATATTTGTGATAAATGTTTATTAAATAGATAAGTATGGAAGGTAAACCAAAAACAATACCGCCTAAATACATAGGTGACGGTCTATATATGAGAGATAATGGGCATAACGTAGCAATAGCTGTAGGCCACCATTCAAACGATGTGGCGTACCTTGATAAAGTTGATATTGACGCAGTTATTGATTATTTAACAGAAATTAAAAACAAATAGAAATTATGGGACAACACGCTGAAGATATTATAAATGGGGATGTGGATCAATTTACAGGTGAATGGTTAGGAGGCGGACAAGGTTATCCGGGATCGGATTTCGATGACGTAGAACCAAGCACGGGCTCTAAGACAAGAGGCATTGAAAAGTACATAAGAAAGCACATTGGTACTGAAGTAAAGTATCATAAAGTAATTAATGATTTCTTTGAAGCAACTGGCAAGAAGATAAAGGGCTCCCATAGAAGGAAAGCAGCTCATATATCTGACTTTTGCTTCCCAGAATTTGCAAAATATATTCAACAAGTAAAACAAAAATTATGAAAATTAAAAAGATTAAAAGTCAAAGTAGAAGGGATTTCCAAGCAGTTTACGAATGCGAACACTGCGGGCACACGCCGCTCAGA